ATAACAATAACAATAACAATAACAATAACAATAACAATAACAATAACAATAACAATAACAATAACAATAACAATAACAATAACAATAACAATAACAATAACAATAACAATAACAATAACAATAACACACATCAGTGGGCGCAATATATTAGTTATGTCGAAAAAAGAAGATCAATATCATTTGACGTCATTTTTAATCTAGAAGAATACATATTGCTGGCTGAATGTAACATTTTTTCAATCGCATCGGTATTTTTAACAATGTTTTTATTTTTACAGCATTCGTATATAAAGAAAATATATTCATCCAAATTACCAGGAGTTTTTTTAAACTGAAAAAACTTATTATTGTTTGTATAACACCACGACATAAATTCCATATAATTGTTAATTAACAAACTAGTAATGATGTAGTAACTAAAAACAGATGTTTTCTCTTTATATAAATAGTTACAAATGCCAATATTTTCATGTTTTTTGCCAGTAACCAATTTGTAGTTTAAATCCATAAAACGTAAAATCTTTAAAGCTTGGAATAGAGAATGTTTACATTCATTGACCATATTATCTTTAAATGCGGTCTTAAATCTAGCAAAAGATGTATGATACGGTTTATTATCGGTGTTACCGTTAATTTTAAGGGATTGATATGTGTACATAAACGTGTTTATTGTTCTAGCCCAAAATTCACAATAGCTTTCATATAAGTTAAATTCAATGTTAACATTAAAAATATCCTTTAATTTGCGGTTAACACTATGTAAATTCATATCAGAAAAATCAAGACCGAAATTATGAAAAGTCTCGTGAATAAAAACTTTAAACCATTCTTCGTTTCTGTAGATAACGATCTCAGTATTTTTTTTACATCCGGTTGTATAGGCAGTATTAACGTGTTCAGTGTCAAGAATAACTAACTGGTTATTAGGCAATAGTTTATCAAATGGTGTCAAATAAATATAAATAGAAATAGAGTTAGAACAAGAATTACTAGCATATTCATTTAATATATAAATCCACATGTACATCATATGAATATATTGAAGTAATGTATAAACATATCCTTGTTTAAGTTCGCTGGTTAATACAAAATAAACATTGACATCACGATTTTGAATTCTACAATTAAAATGAATATTGTATGTGGCATTTTCGTCAATATATGTTTGAATAAATGTTGGAAAAAAATAGCCATCGTTCATAGTTGATTTAGGGATTTGTGAAATCAAATGAATTTTAGAGATAGTATATTGTAGACAGGTACCCTTTGCCTTCTTAGTTACGTATTCATCAGCTTCAAGAAATAAGGTATGAAGCGTAGAGAGAATATCGTCATTAATTCTACCAGTTTTAACTGTATTTTTAGAAGGTTTACTATGGTTTAAATAATCATAGTTGAGACCTTTTATAGATCTATGTATATAATCAGTCATATATTATATACATATATAGATAAATATTTATTTGTGTTTACGATAGACATATTTATTTGTGTTTACGATAGACATATTTATTTGCTTGAATTCGCCAATTTACTTCTAACAAGCATTAAAGCATTTGCTATTTCAGGTTCTTGTCCTTTTTTATACTGGTGTAGTTTTGCCTTTTTAGTTTGTATCAACATTTGTTTTAAATCAGTCTTATCCTGATTAAATTTGGCATATATTCCATTTTCCAAGATCAATTCTTCGTTCCCTCCATAAAAAGCAGGGTCAATTTTAATGTCTTTTGGACGTAACAACTCGCTTTTATGTTTGCCAGTTTTCGAACCGGCTGATTTAGCCATGTCAACGTCCTCGGATATTTTAGAACCACCACGGTCAAGAGAGAAAAGCAGATAAAATTCCGGATTGGTATTTTTGAATTTATTTGCTTGATAATAATGTTCAACTGTTTTCCATTTATGTCCGTCTAGCTCAAATGGTGCGACATAATCATTATCCAGCTTTCTTCGCCAATCATTAATTTCCGCTAATTGAGAAAACTCTTTAACCCGTTCAATCGGTATTTTCTCTCCATTACCTTTGCCAGGTAGAGGTTTATCATTTGATTTATTATAAAACTGGAATACAATAGAGTTGTCATATAATCCATTTTCGTTTTCGTTAATAACGTCGACATTTAATTCGATCGGTTCTTCAATTCCTAAATCTTCATTGAACTGTTTAAACTGTGATATAATTTTGTAGGGACCGGAAGTTCCTTGTAAGCAATTTTTAGTTACATCGAGTTTAATAGTATATGGTATTTCATGAAAGGAAAAAATTTTATGATATTTATATGTAATTAATTTGTAATGGTCGCCAGTATAATCCAAGAATATGTAATATTCGGGTTCAAAAGAGCCTTGGCGCTCTAAAACAGGGTCATTCAATTGACCGCATTGTAAAACGTTATTTTTATCACCGGATTTCCATGCCTCACTGGAAAAGATAATTAACTTAATGTTCATAATACGTTCTAGAGTGGAGATGGCCCACGTATCTGCCCAAAACTCGCATGTTTTCATGACCTTTTTCAAATCATCGACAGAACGAACCTTTTTCATAAATTTAAATTCTCCCATAATTTCCTTTGAAATTTTCATTTGCGATTTTAATAGTTTATATTTATTGGCAACCTCTTTTGCGCGTTCAACAATTGTTTGTTGTTCATTTCTCTCTTTACTATTACGCAGGCGGTCTCTAAGCTCATTATTTAATTTATTGAGTTCTTTCATTTCAGTTTCGCCAGATTGAATTGCTTGAACAAACATATTATATTTTTCAGTGTAATTTTCATATAATTCAGGTGTAACTTCATCCGCTAATTTACGTCGTAACTCCATAACACTAGTATCTTTATCAATTGATTTAAGGGCATCTCTAATAACGGCAAATAAGCAGTCACCTCCACCTTCATTATCCATAATTTGGTATTCGTTACTTTTAAAAAACTCTTGCACCCATGGTTGTCCGGCATCCTTTTTATATTCTTGGAGTTCTTTCTCCATAGTATTTTGTGTTTGTTCCGGTAAAATAGTATCAGCTTCTTGATTCTCAGCCGTTTCGTTTTTCTTTTTGCCTTCTTCTCCTTCCTCTTCATCTTTCTCCTTTTTTTCTTTTTCTTTCTCGGCATTATCGTCGATGGCATCTTTACTAGCAACTTTTTTTTTGTCAGTGAGTGTTTGGGTAGTATTGTCGAAAAGTATTTTATTATTGACAAACTTATATAAAAGAGGTTCGTCTATTTCAGCCAAATCAATATCTCCATCTTCGTCAACAATATTGGGGAGTTGTTCCGCCATAATTTCATATACACCAATCTGTGTAGAAACCTTGTCATTTTTAACTAAATAAATAGGGTAATAAATAATATTATCATCAATAAAGGCATATTTAGCTTGACCCAATGCAATGACAATATCTTCCCCTAAAACGTTAATTTCGTACATAGACGCGTCGAAATGTTTATCTTCAGAGTCCAATTTTTTCATTTCAGGATAATTTATTTTGGGATTTAATATAGAATTCACCATTATAGAGTAATTATATATTTACTATTTATATTTTTATTTCGAATTTATGTTATGTGGGTATTAGAACGATGCGTTTTTTTAGAACATAATAAATTTGCTAAAATAAGGGTCACTTTTAAGCTCGTGTATGTAATGCCAAAAACGTTTACGATTATATACAATATGAAAATTTTCAGGCTCATTTTCGAACTGAGTGATAAGCTCAATCAATTCATTTTTCTTGAGACGGGTTTTAGAAATATTATAATACTTACCTATATGGTGTAACATTTTCAAATTATAATTTTCAAGATAGTCCACGTGTTGTGCTAATAAATTATCATTAAAGGTAGTTTCATTAAATTCAGAACAATCGCTACCATGTTCATCCTCTGGATCAAAAAAAAAGTTTTCGTCATTCAATAAATTACTAATTTCATTTTTGTCGACATATTGATTATCATGCGATAGAGTGTCAATTATTTCATATTTTATTTCGTGGTTGGTATCATTAGACATTGTGTTTGTAGAATTATCATTATTATCATAATTATTCATATTTGTGTATATGAATATACTTATTCGTTTTTAATTTGTTTATGGCTTTGATAATTTATCCAATATATCCATGTGCTTGAATTTAGTCTTGGGTGAGATGCCTACAAATACCTTGTTATCAACACTCTTAACTTTAATAATATTATCATTAATACGTGTCCACTGATTATATGTTTTTAGGGTAGACACCGCAATATTTGTAAGAAAGATGTATAAATTTTCAGATAATTCTTCAATCTCCAACCTTTTTGTTTCATCTTTCATACGAACCTCGTCAACAATAATATTTTGGATATTTTGAATATTGTTAAATACAATGTCTAATGTAATAACACCATTATTATATAAACTAGTAAGGAACAAGCTCATAGCACGTCTTTTCTCGTTTACAATATTCATTTCACAAAATTTATCATAGTTTTCGTCAGGTGAAACAAATGTCATATTTTCAAATAACTTCATAAACTCAGTAATATTATCTGTAATAATAACGGTCATAAACGCGTATTTCGATTTCAGTTCCTTAGCTAATTTAGCATATACATTACTATTAAATTTGTTAGCAGTGGCCATAGTAAATATCGCATGACCGATTTTATTGAGATATACAGCATCGCAGTTATCATCTTTTTCAAGTTCATCCAAAACAGCAATTAATTTTTCAATAATTTTGTCATATGTTTTTTCAGTCATTTTATTAATTAATAAACGAATACCATCAATCTCCTTTTCAATGCCTTCTTTAACAACAAATTCAGTTTTATGAAAACTACGAAGAGCTGTCCAATCATCCTGTTTGATTTCTTCTTGGTCACGACGTTTTTTCCTATAAGGTTTATTATTATGACTGTTATCAGTATTGGATTGTTTGCTATTAGTAAATAAAGGAGTTTTTACATAATTAGGAGACCCGACTTGTTGTGTTAACATGTCAATTAATTTAATAGTATCTTCGGGTAATGTTGGAATAAACGCACTAGACCATTTGATATTATCGAAATCCTGTATATTATAAACTACGGTAGCCATTATGTATAATATACAAAATATAAGATTATAATTTTATATCAATTTTATAATTAATTATATTATGTCATAAATGGAACGTCGTGTTATAACATATGTAACCCGATTACCTAAACTATTGTGCCCAACTCACTAAACTATTACACGATATTGACTTAAATATTATATTATACTTAACAATATGGATTATAATATTACAGAAGTGAATGAGTGGGGTGAATTAAACTTGAAAGAAAATCTATTGCGCGGGGTGTACAGTTATGGGTTTGAAAATCCAAGTCCTATTCAAAAAAAGGCAATTCTTCCAATAATGAATGGTAAAGATGTAATAGCACAGGCTCAATCAGGAACAGGAAAGACGGGTGCGTTTACCGTTTCAATCATTCAATGTATAGATGAAAAATTAAACGAAGTTCAATCTTTAATTTTAGCACCAACACGTGAGTTAGCAATTCAAATTCATACCGTAATTTCTAAGATAGGGTCGTTTACCGAGAATTTGAAATGTGGCTTGTGTATTGGAGGGCGTTCAATTGAACAGGACGTGAAAGAGTTGGAGATATGTCCGCAAATAGTAATAGGAACACCTGGACGTATTCATGATTTATTTAGAAGAAGGAAGCTGAATTCAAAGACAATTAAACTATTAGTGTTGGACGAGGCAGATGAGATGTTGTCGGTTGGGTTTAAGGAACAGGTTTATAACATTTTTCAATTTCTAGGAAATAAAATACAAGTAGCATTATTCAGCGCAACATTGCCACTTGAAATACAGGCATTAACCGAGAAGTTTATGCGGGATCCAGTAAAAATATTAGTAAAAACCGAAAGTGTTACCTTGGAAGGAATTAAGCAATATTATGTTGCTTTAGAAAATGACAGTCAAAAATACGAAACATTAAAGGATTTATTCGCAGCAATAACAGTAGAACAATGTATTATTTATTGTAATAGTATTAAGAGGGTGAGTGATTTATGTGAAGCGTTACGAAAGGATAGTTTCCCAGTATGTTGTATTCATAGTGGTATGGAAAAGGAAGAGAGAAGTAAGGCATATAAGGAGTTTACAACTGGAATATCACGTGTATTGATATCATCTAATTTGACAGCACGTGGCATTGATGTACAACAAGTAAGCACAGTAATTAATTTTGACATACCCAAAGATATTCATACATATATCCATAGAATTGGTAGGTCTGGACGATGGGGGCGAAAAGGAATGGGAATAAATTTTATAACGCATAGGGATGTGCGAAAAATGAAGGAAATTGAGCAATACTATGATACACAGATAGAAGAATTACCAGCGTCTATTGGTAAGTAATGTATGTAATGTAAGTAATGTAAGTAAACCCACTTGTCAATATAGTAAAATATAGTAAAATATAGTAAAATATAGTAAAATATAGTAAAATATAGTAAAATATAGTAAATCATAGTAAAAACATAATAAAACATACTAATACACTCATTCGTATAGAATGACTATATTAAATTAGGCAAATATAGTAATTGATGAATTCAAATTTTGAATTACCAATATTTTTTGTCGAAAATAAAGAAAAATTAGACAGCAATATAATAGACGATTTAGAGTTATTGGAATTAAACGAGGATAGTGAAGAGAGAAAATGCCTATTAGAAACCATTATAAAACCGAAATCTCAAATAGGAATAAATCATTTAGGTAAACTATGTGAATACTATACTAATAACAAGTTGTTTTTGAAGCAAACACAGCAAGTAATTCAGTCATGGGTACCAGACGATAATTTAGAAACAAAATCGAAATTATACGATGATTTCCACGAATTATGGAAAAATATAAAAAACGACGAAACATTCACTGACCGTTATTATTATGTGGATATAGATTTTTTCAAATTTTTAAATCATTCGTCGCCATTCCTTCAGGTACTAAGCATATATAATTTAGTAAGTCCAATACTAAGTCTAATTTTGCCGATAATTCTGCTGCTAGTGCCTTTTTTTATGCTAAAATTTAGCGGAATATCGATAACTATGGCCAGCTATTATCGTGTATTAATAAGCATATTTTCTAAACACGCATTAGGAAATGTATTTACATTAATGGAAGATGTTTCGTGGGAAAAACGGATATATGCCATTATATCAGTAGTGTTTTATTTATTTTCCATCTATCAAAACACGATTGTTTGTTATCGTTTCTATAAAAATTTTAAATCCATTCATACTAATTTGTTTCTGTTGAGAGATTATTTGTCGACCACTATTGAAAATATGAGCCTAATAGAGCAGTATAGTGTAAAACATAATACATATTTGCCGTTTATACAGAGTATATATCCGCATAAAGAGTATTGTATGAAACTGCTTGAAGAGCTAAACGTAATAACCGAATTCGACATAAAAAAACTACATACAAAATCGAGACAAATAGGATATATAATGAAATACTTTTACGAATTTCATATAAATAAAGATATCCAGAATACGATTGAATTTAGTTTAGGGTTGAACGCATTCATGGAACATATGAATGGAATAAACAATCTATGTAGAGAGAAATATAAATAAATGTAAATTCGGCAAGAAGACTAAAATGGAAAAGGCTTATTATCCATATTTAATGTTCAACGAGCCCGTAAAGAATGACATAGATTTAAGTAAGAATATTGCGATAACCGGTCCCAATGCTTCCGGAAAAACGACCATATTGAAAACGGTATTATTTAATCTGATTTTCTCTCAAAGTATTGGATACGGTTTTTATTCAAAAGCGACCGTAAATCTGTATAATCATATTCATTGTTATTTGAATATACCGGATACATCTGGAAGAGATAGTTTATTTCAAGCAGAAGCAAGAAGGTGCAAGGAAATATTAGAAAGTTTAGAAGATGGTAAGCAACACTTTTGTATATTTGATGAATTATTTTCAGGAACAAACCCGACAGAAGCATGTGCAAGTTCTTACGGGTTTATAAAGTATTTAATAAAACAGAACAACATAGATTTTATATTAACAACT